TACTTGGCTTTTCAACAATTCATTTAATGCTGCATTAGCATCTTGAAAAGTAATAGGTTCTTCCCCAGCAATATTAGGGATACCTCCACCACCTATTTGACCGCCAGTAGCAGGAACATCTAAAGGATTATCATCGAGATTAGTAACAGATTCTTCTTCTTGCACTATTCTTGTTTTAACAATGCCATCTGCTTCCTGCAAACGAACAATAATATCCTGTTCTTGATCAGTTTCGTTACTAGCAACTTGAACCAACATTTTTCCTTGCCAAGAATCAGGATCATAACCAAGTTTTTTAATTTCTTGATTAATCGTGTCAAATTGCTGCTGTCTCATAACATTAGCTTCACGTTCTTCTTGCTGCTTGCCAATATTATCAATTCTGGCCATTAAACGCTCTTCTAAGCCTTCAGCCCATTCAGTAATATCAATACTGTCATCATCATCATAATCTTCTACAGACATATCCTCATTATCCTTTATTTCTAGCTCATTAACAAGATCTTCGTTAGGAGCAACTGTTTTAATAAAATCCATAAACTCAATTTCGCCCATATTGCCATAAGCAACAGAAGCAAAACGTTTACCGGATTCTAATGGGTCAGATTCTATCATCTTAATAGTATCTAACATCCACGTAACTGCCTCTGGCTCTAAATCACCAAAAGCTTCTTTAAAGGGAGCTAATTGAGTTCTGTATTTAGCAGCTTCATCCCTTACTTTTTTTATTTCCTTTTCTTGATCCACTAATTCATTCCTGTTATAGACGACATCTGTTCTTCTATATTAAACTGCCCCCCTTGAGGAATGGGGTCATTCATAGAAATTTCTGGAGGTTGACCAGTGCCAGCACTTTCGATAATTTGATCAACCATGCCTTGAGGGCCACTAACATCTGCAGCTCTAGCT